GGCAATTCATCGAAGAACAGAAACGAATCATAAGCCCACTAAAGTTTGCACAAGATTATATGTGTCAATGGGAATCAGTGGCAGATCAGTTTTTCTATACATTCGATAGACATAAACATTGCCGTGATGTAAAAGATAGGGGCGGTGATCTTTACACTTTTCATGACTGGAACAAACGTGTCATGTGCGCAGTAGTTGCGCAAGTAAGTAAAGCAGGTGAGTTATTAGGTAAGATGGAGATACTAAAAAGTTATGCTATACCTGACTGTGGTACAGAAGGTATAGCCAGTGCGATACGAGAAGATTTCCCGCGTAGGCGCATCAATAGTATCATAGACATGAGTGGAGCACAGACTAATCGTGACACGACTAGCCCATTCGGTGTGACAGATAGGACCATCATTGAGAAATATGGTTTTAATATTGTGAACAGTCGCAAGAGCAATCCATTAGTCACGGATACTGATAATACTTGTAACGCATTCATAGGACGAAATGGTCTTGTAGTCAGACCAGACGATAAGTTTTTATTAGATGCATTACAGACATATCATTTCGAAGACGCTAGCCGTAAAAGATTAGTCAAATATACAGAACAACGCTATGCACACATAGACGGTCTTGGTGATGCATTGCGTTATGGTATACATCACTTGTTTCCAATACAACATGACTCTGTGCCTTACGCTGAGTATATCGGTATGGATGAACGATTGATGAACAGAGCAAGACCAGGATTAGAGCATATGCCTCATAGCCCATTGTATCCAGGTGGACCAAGTTGGGAACAGATATTAGGCGAAGAAACGATTGATCAAGATTATGTGAAATGGAGTTAACAAATGAGAAAAAATAGGAAACGCACACCCGTATTAGAACGACTGTTTAAGAAAGTACACATACCTGTCAACAAAGACGGCACCAATAGCAAGAAACAATGTTGGGAATGGCAGGGCGTAGTCAATAACGCAGGATATGGCCTGATACGTGTCGATGAAGAAGTAGGCATGGCTACCGTGCATAGAGTAGTCATGGTAGAACATAACAAAAAAATGAATTATGGTGACAAAGTAGAAGTATTGCACAATTGTGGCAATAAGAACTGCGTGAATCCTGATCATCTGATATGCGGTGATATACGTGATAGACGAGCATTACAGATTAAATACAATAACATAAACAATGAAACTTTTTTTAACAAAGAGTTCATGAACCCTGTATGTAAGCATTGTGGGGAGAGTACATATCTGCCACATTTCAAAAGATTACATAGACTATGCGAAGATAATGCAAAGCATAAATACATACTAGACACATTAGCCGGAAAATTACATGGTAGTGACAAATAAAGATTTGATGAAACGCAATCAGGTATACCAAGCAGTATACCAGCAAATGCTTGGATATCAGTATGCCTATCTTGGCGGCTATACTTTCAAGCAATATGTACGCAAGAAACGCCCTAGCGAAGATTCAGCATTATGGATCGATCTAATCAATAACACAGTAGCACAGCCTATCAGTCGCTATATCGTTGACACTATCAACGATGTGTTATTTGACCCACCGGTGAAGCGCAATCTACAATTTGCCACACCAGAGGGCAAGCATATAGATCCTAAGAACAATGAATGGGTAGATTTATTCTGCCTTGATGCTGATTTGCAGAACCGTGATCTCACAGGATTCATGGAACAAGTTGGTGACTTGACAAGCATATTTGGACATTGCTGGATCGCGGTAGATATGCCGCAAGAGAGTGAAGGTAATCTCGGTAGACCTTATTGCGTTGCCATCAATCCATTAAACGTATGGGATTGGGAATGGACATATTACTGTGGTAGACCATTAGTCAAATATGTCAAGGTCATGGAGAACGAAGACCCACATTATTATTATATCAAATGCTATCATCTAGGTACTAGCGAGAAACCAAGTTGCTGGTACTATTATAAAGTACCTAAGCAAAGCGTAGGTAGCAAACTTGATGAGACAGCAGAATTATTAGGTGAGGGTGAGTACCCACCAGGCATGAGCGTGCCAGTATTCATAGCATATGGTCGTAGAGACCCAAGAACAATCGATCTAGGTGTCAGCGATATCGATGCCGCTAGTGATTGCCAAAGAGAACACTATAAGTTAGAATGTGAGAAATACACTTCAATACAATTCGCAAAAACTATCATACGTGCAGAAAAAGGTATCGCTGTACCAGCGCAAGCAGGCGCAATCGTTCGTGCTACAAAAGATCAAGTAGAAAGCATAAGCGTCAATGTGACCGATGTGCAAGTGATCATACAGGCACAGCAAGATTTATTAGAACAGATTGAAGCATTAACAGGTCTTGGTGGATTGCGCACAAGCAAGAATCAAGTACAGAGTGGCGTCAGCATCATAGAAGAACGCAAAACATTGCACAAGACTGCAAAAGCCAAAGCACGATTGATGGAAGTGGTAGAAGAGATGATATTCACTTATGCCGCACGATTCATGGGTATGCGTTGGGCAGGCGAAGTAGTATATGATACAAACTATGAAGCCACAGATACAAATTATAGATTAGCGTTGATCAAAGAAGCCAAGACATTGATACAAGATAATGATATCGTCAATGCATTGATCACTAAGGAAGTGATTGGTATGCTAGCACCTGCTGAAGCCATACCAGAATATCAACAGATGTACATCAATAAATTGCCTGATGTTGATCTACGCACAATGATGACAGAACAAGAGCAAGAAGTATTGAGCCGTGATCTAGGTAGCCAAGTTCCTTCCGAAAATACAGAAGAAGAATATGATGATAACAATGATAAGGTAAGTGGCAACAATGATTACGAAGAAGAAGGTGGTTTCGGTGAAGGCACTAACGAACAGTTGATGGGCGGACCTGGAACACCTATACAAAGCACTGGTCTGTCATACTATCCACAGCAAGCCGTCGCTGTACAATTGACTGGCATGAACACAGGAAGATAATACAATGGCATTAGCAGATACATTAAAAGAACAACTAGGTACATTAGAAGTATGGCGCATCAAAGCGCAAGGCTTTCATTGGAACGTAGAAGGCGATAATTTCATACAGTTACACAAGTTATTCGGTAACATTTATGAAGATGCTGACGATGCCGTTGACACATTAGCCGAACACATCAGAACACTAGAGCAATATGCTCCAGGTTCTATGAAAAGATTTTTAGAATTAAGTGCTATCGATGAGCAAGAAAAAATACCAAAAGATATGCTCATGGTAAAAGAATTGATCAAAGATAGCGAAATCATTCTAGGTCACCTCGATAAATGCTTTGCGGAGGCGACTAAGGATAATAAACAAGGCATCGCAAATTTTATTGCTGACCGCCAAGCGGCTCACAGTAAATACTTGTGGATGCTTAAATCATTCGCAAAGTAAAAAACATTCGTTTGTTACGATATAACTAAGAGGAAATATGAGCGATTATCAAAATGAATTCGTTGGCAACGATACAGCCGAAGTTGTAGATACTAACGCAGGACAATCTACAGACGCTAAAGTGAATCCTGGTGCAATACGCAAAAGCACAACAAACAATATCTTGAATGCATTGTCAAATGCTTCAGGACAACAGTTTGAAAGTGTAGAAGCGGCATTAGCATACATGGCAAGAACTGCGGCGCAACAAGGTTCTGCTCCCGTTGGCCACGCACAGCCAGTGGAACCACCACGCCAATCAAATGGTCGTGTCACAACCAATGATTTGCATGAGCAATTCAATAAACTTCAGATGGATCTTGCACGTAAAGAGCAAGCACTTAGGGAGAAGGAATTGGATAGCGAGATCATGCGTTACATGGGTGACAAGTTTGACTCTGACTTGACTGATTACGCAATACAGAAGGTAAAATCTAATATCCGTTGGAATGATGATGGCACCTACAGCATCGTAAATCAGAAAGGTCAAGAAAGATATGGAATGGATGGCAATCCACTCACAGTCTCTGGATTAGTAAGTGAAGTAGCGAAGGGTAATCCTAAGTTACTTAAACAGAGTGGCTTATCCGGAGGTTCAGGTTTGAGACAAAAT